TTAGTAGCATGCGAGCAGGGGCTAGAAAGGAATCCGTTGAATCTCGAGGGGGCACGTCCTGGAATGACGGGGTATATCCCATCGATGGAGCAGGGATTAGCGATGGGAGCAGCACCCAAACCCAAAGCATTAGTTCTGGAGTTGGAGGGACCGGACGAGGAAATGATGCTGGAATCTCTAAAACGTCGTGGTTTGCGCCGGTAGAAGAAGTGAGCGATTGTCCCGGTGGTGTCTGCCCTGTTCCCTGGGCAACCAAAGAGGAAACTCCTGTTATTCAACCTGATCAGGTGAATCATCCGCCCCATTACACAGATGGTGGTGGGATTGAATGTATCGAGGCCATTGAAGCGCAGTTAACGGCAGAAGAGTACCAAGGCTATCTGCGTGGTAATTGCGTCAAGTATTTATGGCGTTGGCGTCACAAAGGCGGCAAGACTGACCTGGCAAAAGCTCAGTGGTACTTAGACCGCCTCCTTACGTTTACAGAAGCTCAGAACGGCTGAAGATCATCTTCATCTTCGTCATCTTCTTCGTAGACACAAGCAGCCGCAAGTTCAGCTAATTCGAGATCGGTTGGATGATCCCAGTCGATCTCGATATTTTCGCTCGCCATAATATCTTTGATTGCGTACCACTCCATCATGCGCTGGTGATAGAGATTAAGTAATGCGAAACGAAGCTCCTCCCATGTCATTTCTTCTGACTGAAGCTCTGCTTTCCGCATAGCAAATTGAAGTTCAAGCGGTAGCTCGAATTCACGGGGTTCAACCGAGCGCTCCATTTTGCTTTTCATGCTTTCAATGAACCTATTCTAATCGTACATGTTAAACAGCCGATTGACTGAATCCTGGTCAAAGTCGTCCCAGGGATTAGCGTCAATGCAAAAATCATTAGCAAAAGCTGACAAAATATAAGGATTGATCTGCTCCTCCAAGGAGCGAATAGCCCTTACTTCGTGGGGAGCTGCGCTGTAATTGCGAAAGGCAGTAAGCAAGATTTCTGTAGAGGACCAGGGATTGGCATCAATTTCCTGGAGAAACAAATCAATTTCTTCTCTCCGTCGATCAAGTAACCCACCGATAACCTTATGGTCTTGATCAAAAATCCATTTACCAATTTCTTCTGCTACACCAGAGAAATCTTCTACTTCTAAACAATCGACAATTGTACTGTAAAGGAAAGGCTCCCATCCGATTGAATGGATGAAAGAAACCAGGGCTTGGCGCATGTGGTCATCAAGTCCAAGGTTTAGCTTTAAAAGCTGAGCTTCAATGACGTTGACTTCGTGAAACAAATACTCCAGTGCTTTTTCTTTGCTGCAGCACTGACCTTGTTTCACAGGCGAGCCGTCTGGGTAAAACTGTGTCCCAAACCCAATTGTGTAAGGAGCTTCTCCTGTGCTGTGATCAGCGTATGCTTTTTCACTAAACCCTTCATACTTGCAAATTAAATTAATCGCATGCGAAAGATCTGACATGGGGACAACTATTGTTATCCCCAATCATACATAAAAATTACTTGCCTTGTCCGCGAAGTTTCTTTTTACCTCGACGTTGAGGCCGACTATTTTGTCCTTGCCCTATTGAAGTTGTTTTAGGTTTTCCTTCAATGTGAAGCGTGTTGGATTTGGGTTTTGCCATGGGTCACCAGAGGTCTTCACAGGCCCAGAAGCGGGCTGTGTTTTTGTCGGTTACGGAATCACAGTTGTGCCGCGCCCTAAAGTTAGCACGCCTGCCTGGGTCTTTGTGTTGTGTGTAATCTTCGTATCCCCTGGCACCATAGCGAATGATCTTTTCCTCACCGTGGTGACAACTTTTTACAACTTTTTTGTGCTTGTCGCCAGGGGGAGCCTTTTGCGGTGTGTTGCACTTCATTTTATCTTTTTGATAACGATGCGCCGCCTTAGCTGCTTTTTTAGATTTTTCAGCCATTTACAAGAACCCAAACTGGGAGAAGGAAGAACCAAAAGCTGAGTAGACATCTTGGCTTTTTTTAGTCGTCTGCCCAGTGCCAATGCCTTTGTCAAGTGTAAAATAACTATCTGTTTCTTTGGGTGTTTCTTTATCTTTTTCTTCAAAGAAACTCATTTTACCAAAGATAGCATCTGGGTCAAAAGAAAAAGGATCTGAAATATCAAACATCTCAGTCAATGGCTTACCACTAAGAACATCAGTCATTAACTGTTGATCTTCTTTGGATACATCGGGGAACATCTCATTGTAGAAAGTGTCTTCATCACCCGTATACCCCGAATTTTTAAATATCTCATACAAAGCAGTGCCCTGTGTTTTTTCTGTTGCTTTATCTGTTTCCCTCTCAATGTATGTAATACCAAGATTTTCTTGTGTTGGAACAATGTTATTTTCTTTCATATCTTCAATTAGTTCGCGAATATTTCCTTCTCCTTGTTCATAGTAAAACGAAAGGATATCATCCCGCAAACCTGCTAAGGGGTCTTCTCCTGCTTGCTCTGTAATTGATTTTTTACGCTCTTCGTACGAAGCAAGGGCTTCGGCGTATTGTTGTTTTTGCTCGTCTGTGGCGTCACTAGATAAAGGTGTTGGTGGTTTTATGCCAAGAACATCTGACATATATTGATCTCAGGAAAGATTCCCCGTCAAATCTGACAAGATACCATCAGCAAACTCTTGGGGAGAAACATAATTTTTAAATGCATTTGTACTCATATCAACATCAGCTTCTTTTAAAGCAGGGACAAGAACATCTTTGATGTAGTTCGCTACTACTTCTTTGCTGATAGCATCTTTTGCGCCATCAAAATTATTGTTTTTACCATATAGCTCATAATGTAATTTTGCAAATTGGTCTTTATTTTCAATGTCTACACCATACGCAAGAGCTTGTTTTTTCCAGTCAATACCATTTGTTTGTTCACCAGCTTTTGCCGCTTCCCAGTCTTGTTGTACTTTCCCTTTTTGCACACTGTAAGCAGCTTGTTTGTTTTCGTTGCCCTCTGGAGAAAAATAAAAACTAGAGTCAAACCCAGATGGATTTCTACCTAGTAACTGCGTTAAAAATTCTTCATTTCTTTTCTCGGCTATGTTCTTGTACGCGTCTTGAACCGCTTGTTGGTTTATCACTTCTTTTTGAAACTCTGGACTGGAAATGTCCGTACTTAAATAAGATTTAAATTCTCCCATTGACTTTGAGAAATCAAAGCGTGGACGCAAGTAAGTATTGATGTAATCTTCAGCAAACTTTTTTTGTTCTTCTAATTCTTCTTTTGATAATCCTTCGCTTCCTTGACGCGCTTCTTCGGTTAATTTTTCATCAAACCATTTTTGCCAGTTGTAACTAGTACTGTTCTGTGAACCAACGCCTGTTCCAAGGCCCAAGGATGACTGCAGACCTTTTTTGATATCCTCTGAGCTGCCTCCCCCCATCATTGACAAATATCCGCCAAGGCCTGAATCACCCAAGAGGGAATTCGTAAGTGATTCGCCCATGCCAAAGATCTCGTTGAGTCCCGGCATTCCCTTGATTAAATTAAACTCGTATTCCTTCTTTTGTTGTTTTTGTATTTCTTTAACGGTAGAAGCTAGCACTTTTTGAGAGAGTGCACCAAACTGCTGTTGATATTTTTCGGACGCCGCTTGCGATAATGTATTTATATTTTTGTCATCTTTATTTAACTGAATCAATAGATCTCTGTAATACTGTTTATCAGCATCGGTAATTCCTTCTGAATAACTTGCCGAAGCACTAAGAACTTTCTTCGCCTCTTCAACTTTTTCCTGTTTAGTCGTTGCCATATTAACTTGCTTGCGCGGTTAATTCATTATTAATGGGATAGACGATAGCCGGTTCAAAATCTTCATTGTTGATCCAGGCATTAATCTGATCTAGCTTTTGCTGCGTAAAGAAAGACTGAGACAAAAACCATTCTTCCATCTTACTGCTAGCTTTGTTAGCATTGCAGCTTCTGCAGGCAGGAAGCAAATTATTCCTGTTACTAGAGCCAGATTTAAACCTGGGGATTATGTGATCCAAGGATGTAGCTTTCTCTCCGCAATACCCGCATTTATAATCCCATGCCTGGTAAATTGATTCACGATATCTTTTCTTTGCCAATTTAGGAGATAATTCAAGGAGAAGTGCGATGGGCTCTTGCTCACAGCTGAACATACTCTTTTGTTGTCGTTAACTTATTCTAAGTTCTCTCTATTCTGTTCAAAAAAACAAAGAGATAAAATTTTTCTTAAACTCCTTGACTGGCCTGGGGATCTATGTACCATGAATTGGCAAGCCAGCTAACTCATGGCACAAAACACTGGTTGGGTATCGGCCCAAAAGATCGAGGAGCTTCTCGGCGTTGACAGGAAAACTCTGTTCCGCTACCGAGATGACGGCACCCTAAAGCTGGGACCACATTACGCGGCATTCCGTGGCACGATGTCCAGGGATAGCTACAAGTGGAACGTGGCTGCGGTCAGGAAGCACCTGCAAAAGCAGGGTATGATGCCGACTGCTGCTTGAGTTGCCTATAGTGATTGCGACGGTGTTTATGAGCAATGATTAAATCAGTGATATTCATCTGGATATCCTGAAAAGCCATTGCCTCATAAAGGTGTGAAGAAAGGGACGGATAGCAGCTCTGCAGATCGCGGGGCTGCTTTTCTTTTAGGCTAAACAAAAAGACCCACTGTGGATGGAGTGGGCGAACGCAACGTTTTTTGCCTGGGACTGAAACAGATTGCTCTGGTCCCCAGTCGAGATTCAACAGCTCTTCTGGCTTTAGGCCATAGGTAGCAACCATACCATAAAGCCAAGCAATGTCTTTAGTTTTTCTGCTGGATGCTAAGCGGAAATACTCATCCACAATCCGCTGATCCAGGGGCGGTTGGTGGTTCATGGTTTATATGAGCTAAGTAACCGCACCATATCCAACGGTGGGCACAGCTCGCAAGGGGTAAAGAAAACCTTAATAAGTCTCGTGAGACTTAATATAAGTATACATTATTTGTTACGGACTGTATGGTTTTCCGTCTTTATCAAACATTGTAAAACCGCCCATCACAATAAAATTAGTGGGAACGTTAAATAATTTTTGCATCATTGGCATCATCATTACTGATTGACAGTTATAAGGTGGAACGTCCATCTGCGCCAGAGAATAACGACTGAGGATCGCAGCTTTTGCTTCCGTTTGTTCTTTCTCTGTTTCTTGTACTAATTTTTGCTCCCAATCAGCCATGCTTTCTGGACCAACTGGAAAATCAGATGGCTCAGGTGGGAAAGTATTGTCAGCAAATTTAAGTGCGTAAATATGTTTGCAGTATCGCATCTCATCAAGTAACGGCTCCCAATTATCTGTGATAGAAGTTATCTGCCCCTGAGAAGTCTTGTAATCATTGAAGCCAGGGAGACCTTCAGCCTTTGCGCCTACAATGCCAGGGTTACTCGTACTTCGTATATATGTCGCACCAAAATCAGTGTAAATACCTGGGTTGTCACGCGTCGCTTGGTTGTCTACAAAGCTGGTAGCTACATCGAACGGAAGTGTGTAGCCTGAGGGAGCATATACTTCCATGCGTCTGTTAACTTGCGCAGATGTCATCGCACTATTGTCAAGTACTCCATTTAATTTTGTTAATTCAAATCGACCTGGCTTGACGGAGGAAGCCCTGTTTCTTGGAAATACTTTTCTGTTTGTTTTACCTAGATCACGCATAAATGCATAATCTCTATGCGTAAAATCTTGACAAGAGCAGCAGAACCTTGCGCCAGTAATGATGTAACGCCCGACAGTAAAAGAAGCAGGGGAGGGCGTAATGTATTCCCTGTCTGGAGTAACTTGAATTGAGCCTGCTTTTCGTAAAGTCAGTATACCAGTGAAGGGATTTGTAGCAGTTAATACCGCTTGCGAATATCCGTATCTCTTTTGAGTTGTTGGGTTAATAGTATCTTTGTCAATAATGTCACCGCCGATACTGATAACTCTATCTTCAATGATCTCACTGTTTAATGGTGTCAATCCACCGGGAACACCTGGTACAGCTACGTAAAAAGGAGGAGGCAAAGGATTGCTTGCACTCCAATTACCGGCCAGTTTTACATACCAATTAGTGGCATCTTCTGTAATCGATTCAATAAATAGTTTTTGGCTAGTGGCCGGATCTGTTAACTTGTCACTACGCATTGAACCGGCATAGCGCCAGCCTGCCCAATGCATGCCCATCTCTTTGTTCTTGGTAGGAAATCCAACAAAAGTACCAGAGATGATAGGGGCCGGATTGGCTACTGAGCTTGGTGTTCCAGAAGGTACAGGAATCTGGTAGTTAAACGGATAGACGTAGCTGTTATCGTAAAAACTTGCTGTGGCAATCTCATAGCCACGTCTCCAGCGAGACCAAGCCGACTCTCTGTTTGCAGCGTAAATCGAATCAGGTACAGAACCTACAGAAAACTCTGTAGTTATTGGTTTGACTGCTGCAAATGCAACAGACTTCATCTGGTTGAAACTACCAAAAGAGCTTCCACTCTTTTTGGCCATAATTAGAAGAAGCCGCCTTGTGCGATAACGTGAGCACCTGGTGTATAACCAGAAATGTTTGGACCATCTGGGAATACCCCCACATAAAGACGGTCGCCTCGTTCCAGGTAGATACCTTTGTTGCGTAAAGGAACTCCCGCAGCTAAGCCACTTGCGTTTCCTGCGCTAACAACAGGCGTTGCAAGTTCGGGAAGCACGTCTGTGCAATCAACTTTTTGTGTATTAGCTGGAACTTGTTTTGCAAAAATAATGCGGTAATCACCAGACGCGGGGATTGGATTGGTCGTGCCACGAGTCTGGTAAACCACGAAGGTCACTGCTGGCTGATAACCGTAAGCAACGCCTTCGTACGAAAAACCAGTGGTTGTTCCACCAGAGTAAATAAGCGCTGTATTTACACCTGTCAGTGCAGTTGCGCCTGTATAAGTGTAATAACCATAGCCGCTTTGAGCTGCAGTTCCCAGAACACCAGTGTTAGATATAAAAACAGTCTGTCCACTCACCAAAGAAATGACAGTGCCTGACGTGCCGCTGGATACAGTGTAATCAGCAGCGCGATAATAATCGTTCCGTACAATCGTGATCGAATCGACAACACCGCCATTATTATTGTCTTCTTCTAAACCTGCATCCATATCTACAAGGATGGAAGGAGCTTGTCCACCTTGTACAAAAAGCGTATTTGTAGAAGCACTACCTACCGTCTGCGTCGTTACACGTACGGTATCAAGTAAAGGGCGATCAACCAGCAGGGGCTGTTTGTTAGTAGATGTCGAACTCAAGGCGGACATAAAACCCTACCTTTCGTTTGGCAGGGTCCCCAAAAACTTCTTTTATTCTAACGGTATTTATTCAAGTGTGCTAAGCACATCTAAATAAGGAGATCTAGGGGCAAGCTGATAAACACCGATGTCCATTGGTACAGAGGTATTCTGCATTGCAGTAGCGAACGATGGGATAGT